CCCGCGGGTTGTAGGCAGGCTTCGGCGGATTGTTGATGTCGATCATCTTGCTCGAGGCGAAGTGATTTGTGGTTGTTGCTCGCATTTCCTGATCCTCGTAGGTTAATTGTTCTTGGAGTTGCTTTCGGGTAGTTGTATCGCGGAGCACGCCTTGCAGATCAAACGCCAAGGGCCACCGTTCGCGGCCCTTGGGCTGAGTGAATTCACGGAACTGCTTCGACACTAGACCCTGGCTCTGACCGATGCGACAACGGCACCCGCCGAGTCAATCACGTCCAGCAGAACAGAAGCGGGTCCACCAGCAGCGGTCGCGGCGCCAGAGAGAATCAGGTTGTTGTTGGGGTCGATTCCCGCAGTGATGCCGGCAGGCAGAGCGCTGGGGCTAGCAGCATCAACGGAAGCGGTGTAAGGCGGCTGTCCGCCGGTGATCGGGGTCAGGATAACGGTTGACTGCACGCCTTGCACAAATGATGCTGGGCCAGACGATGAGCCTTCGGCCAAGGGAGCAGCGGGGGCCGTCACGGTAACCGAGACGGTGAATTGTACTTGCGCCATGATATTTTCTCCTAAAATGGTTGTGGCGAGCTCGCGGATTTTCACCGCGAGCTCTTCCAGTTTCTCTTTCTCGGAATGATGGAACCAGTTCATGCCCCGAAGGGTGCTGGGCCGTCTCCACGTTCTTTCGGCTTGGGTTCTGGATAGTCTTGCCCAGCATAACGACCTTGAGCATCAGTTCCAGCGATTGGTTGATATTGTTCGCTTTTGTCGAAGCGGTGGGGATCGTTATCGTGTGTCCCATCGGCCGCTGCAAAGGAGCGCCCGCTGGCATATTGGCCGTTCTTGTAAGCTACGAAATCAGCCTGCGTGCTATCGGGATTCTCTTTCAGCCACTTCGCCTGGTCTGCCGGGTCAACGTTCTGGCCGTTTGCCAGAGTAACCGTTGCAGGGCCTGTCGGTGTCATGCTGCGGAAGTTGACCAGATACTTCTGGCCCGACTGGAAGAATCCAGTCTTGTCGGTGATGTGCAAGGTAATCTCGCCCTCTGGGTTGGTCGAGTCATTCAGTTGGCGCGTGGTGTGATCGTAGACTTGGGCCAGAGTTACTTCCACGTCTCCGTTGTGGTGCTTGGCAATCGTATCGACTTTGAATGTTGCATTCATGGTTCGTCTCCTCGTAAAGCGTTTCGTGTTGCGACTCTACTCTAAGCCGAAACGCCTCATGTGACTGTGCTGTTTTGACCTGAAAAGCAGGGCCAGCCCTCCCGAACTGACCCCGCCGATCAGTTAGTAAATGTACAGCCAGGGACCGTTGACAGTGGTAAAGGTCGTAGGAGCCGTAAAGCTCGGCAAGGTTCCGAAAGTTCCGGCACTAGCCGATTTGAACGTCAGCACGTAGTCCGCGAACGCAGTTTTGATCAGATCCAGAGTCGCGGTAGTCCCGTTACTCTGAACGCAACCATAATACTGCGCTGGGCCCACTGCATAATAAGACGAGGTGAAAGCCTCGGCTTGCCATGCATAAGCCGTGCCGCTGACTACGGTTCCGGCGACCGCCGAGTTTGCAACAAGGTTCCCGGTTGAATCGTAGAGTGCGACGATCCAGTTATCGGTTCCCCCCGTTGCCCCAATGTGCGGAGCGATTCCCGTCAGCAATTTGCTATAGGGAAGATCAATCTCCGTGCAATAGAGTTCGGCAGCGACGGTTGCGGTGCTCGTGCCAAGTGCGGCCGCGTTCGTGACTGAACCCGGATAGGGAGACGGCAAGTGATAGAACGTATTGCCTTGCGGGGCAATATTCCCATTCACCCAGACTCCGCCGATACAGTCGGAGATATTCGCCGCACCACCAGTGACACCTACCGTAATGGCTGGGAGATAGGCCACGTTAGCGCGAGTGCATGATCCAGACGGCGGGATACTCCCCAACGGAGGAGGAACCGCTTGGAGACTGCTCCCTGGGACGACGAACACGAGCGCACTTTTGGCGTGCGGTCGTGCCTTGCCCAGTGAGTGATAGCCTCGCGTGACATAGGCGGTGTTTCCCGTAACGGAATTGACGAACATTGCTTCGCCAGCCCCGTCCGCAACAAACAGGATCGTACTCGTTCCCGTAACCCCGGTCGCCGAAGTGAGCGGAATTGCGGTGGTTGAGCTCGTGGTCACCGCTGCCGAAAGCGTGGTGTGCGTGAGAATGGTCTGCCCGAACGACATCGAAGCCGCCGAGAGCAAACCACAGAGAATCAGCGAGTTTTTGAGTGTTTTGGTCATGTTATGCACCCACCACTTTGCAGCAACCGTTGTCCTGGTAAAGGTTACCGTTTCCGATAACCATGTCGAAGCGGTGAATCTCCATGCTTCGCACAGGGTCCCATGCCTTTACAAACCGGACAGCAAGTCCAGTCCGCGGGTCGCGCTTCTGGGAGCAAACCTCAACAGCCTTGGGGCTATAGAGCTTCGCACCAGTCAGAGCAAAGGCATATTTGGTGAGCATCAGGCCGACTGTGCCAGTCTTTCCGTTTGGCGAAGTCGTTCCCGGCCATAGCGTCAACAGCGCAGCATTTACCGGCAGGTTGTCAACGTTTTGATACTGAGAGCCGGGGCCGTAGATGGCAGGCAGGAAGTTGATAGTGTCTCCTGTCGTGGTGCCATTTCCGGTGCCGACCACCGAACTGGTGATAACGAACTGCTGCGCCGTCAAAGGCCCAGCGGATCGGCGAGTACGGGGGTTGACCGCATTCACGTTGGCGATTGAGAACGTGTCGCCCTGGTTGAATGTGTCAGCCGTGTTGTCGATGATCGCCAGCGAGGTTCCAGACTGTCCGCCACCGTTGACCACGATTGCAGAAGGCGTAGCCCAGGTTCCAGCGGTCACAGTGTAAAGCGACTGCTCTTCAAACCAGTCCGCACCCTTTGCCCGCCCGATCGCGCCCTCTTTGAACGCTTCGGTAATTTCATCGACAGGCTGAAAGATGGTCGTGATTGCTGTGTTGACGCTGGTCATCATTGAAGACGAGACCAACATGCAACGTTTCCCCGGAGGCGCGGCCTTTTGGAGCAAGCGGCTGCGGGCCTGATCGTAAGTCGTGAGACTCGTCGGATCAGTTCCCAGAGCGCCTACTACATTTGAGGCGTTATTGGTTGCGAACAGCGCACAGCGCGAATCCACTTCCTGTGCAAGCTGCACGCCGGCGGGCATGAGGTACTGCTCGCGGATTTCCTCTTCCGACCGCTCTGCCTTGACCGCGTTTTCGTAATCGTCCCACTGAAAGTCGATGCCGAAGGGCTGGTCGAGGTTGACAGTGGTAGAAATCCGGTCAATGCCTTGCGGGTCATATCCGAGGCCGTCTCGGATGGTGAACTGTTGCGGGAATTTCACTTGAATCTGGGAACCTACGGCAAATTCTTTTTCAAAGTCCCCTTCCCATTCCGTGTTGAAGTATTCCGAAACCGTGAGCGAGTTTGTCAGGTTCCGCAACACGTCCATCGAAATCCAACTGGTGTTGAGAAATTGATTGGCCACTTATGCTCTCCTGCGACGTTGCCGCACTGCCAGAAGACGCGGGTCCTTTTCATTGGCCGCGTTCTTGAATGCGTCAAATTCGCCATCTTTTACCGCTTTTTCCTCTTCATCCAAGTTGGCGGGGGAATGCCCGGAAACTTGGTTAACAGGACGCGGCGCTTTGGATTGGAGGGTCGCAGAAGGCTTAGGTGCTGGTTTCGGAGGAGCGCTGAACTTGCTGGCAATTTCACTCAATGCTAGGACCTGTTGGACTCCGGTCATCTTGAACCGTTTTCCATCCTGTCCTAACTCGAAAATGTCCTGCACTTGCGAGTCGTTGACATGCCCCGCAATGTAATAGAACACATCCGGCCCGTAAGGAGATTCCAGAAGAAACTCATCAATAGCCGAACCGCGTGGAAGGAAAAACTCTTTCCCGTTGCGGTCCTTGGCTGTTAACACGTTCTTGGCGACGGTATCGAAGTCCGGGTACTTCTGTCGGGCTTGCTCTACCTTCGCCGCCCACACATCATCGACGGCTTGTTGTGCCGCAGAGAGTTGCTGGTCTCTCTGTTGCTTGGTCATCCGAGTATCGACTTCCGCAAGAGCTTCCCGCCTGATTTCTTCGCGGTCCCACTTGCGAAGGTCATTCTGGAATTCCTGCCAAGTCTTGTACTTTGGCTGGCCTTTATCGTCCTTGTCGTCGAGTTGTGGTTCTGTTCTCCCTTTGGCTGCTGTTGGCTTTTTCTCTGGTTCAGCTTCCGGGCGCGGCTCCGGCGTAACGCTAGGCTGAGCGGCAGAGCGCCGTAATTCAGCGGCCTTTCGGGTCAGTTCTCGAATTTCTGCATTGAGTTCTGTCTTGCGTGCTTCTCCTGACTTTTTGCCCTTCTGCGGGCGGGCGGGCTCCGAGTCCGCAATAACGGAGGCGGAAGATGCCGAATCTTCCTCTTCTAACGACGGTTCTTGTTCCTGAACTTGATCCTGCTTTACTTCTGGCTTTACTTCTTCTGCCTCTTCTTCTTGAAATTCAGGCAGCTTTCCGGTCATGCGCCATTGATCGTAACCTTTGTCACCCGGCGCGGGCATTTTCAGATCAGCGGTTACCGAATCCGACGAGTTCACGGCGTTTTGTACTGGCATTGTTTACCTTTCAATTACCCTTTGACGCGGGGTCTCGATTGGAAATAAACTTGTTGGCATGATGACTGACATGCGAGATGTCCGGCCCGGTTGGTCCGTGCGTGTTGTCGCTGGCTTTAATCGTAACTGGCTCCAAGATAGCTACCAGCGGGACTGGCGCACGGTCTGCGGTCAGGCATGGCCTAGTCCGTACATCAAGGTGAACGCTATCGTCAAGCGAGTTCATATTTCTGAAACGGAGAAGGAGCCACGATGCTAACCGAGAAACAAAAACATGCCTTGATGACTGAAATCGGAAAACGAGTTCCGCCAATCCCGCTCACAGAGTTTCATTTCTGTCCTTTTTGCGGAGATGCGCTGAGACTTCAATTCTGTTGCGATCTATGGAAAGAAGTTTGCGAGAAAATTGGCGCCATTCAATACTTGATTGCACGAGACTGAGAAGGAGTAAACATGAAGCGCCTAATTTGCTTGCTGTTTCGTCATCGCTGGTCTGACTGGAGTCCCATAGTTAGAAGCTTTTGGATGTGCGGTAATGAGGGCAGAACTTGCACACGTTGCGATAAGCATGAGTATCGGTGGGACTTTGAAAAGCACATGGCAGTAGGTTCCACGATCCGAGTCAAGTTTCCCGAGCGATGGACCGTCATGAACCAGAACTCCCTGCATCAGGCTGCTGCGCTTGCTCCGCCATCGTCTGCTGATGTGTCTGGTCGGACGATTGCGAAGCTGCCTGAGTCATAGCATCTGCCGCTTTAGCCTGCTGCCCCGCCGCAATCTGCTTATCCGCTAGTTCCTTCGCCTGCCCATGCTGCACCTGGTTCAATGCGACTTCGTGCGCCTGTGCCGAATGCTGCAAGGTTGCGTCGTGCTGCATCCCAAGAGCACTGGTAAGCTGATCGGCCTGATTCTCGGCAATTAGGTCGGTAGAGCGAGACTTCGCCGCCAGTTCTGCCTTCACAAGCTGCACGAGGGCATCCAGAGATGCTTTGTCGATGGAATGTTGACCCTTCATGCCCTCTAACTGCACCTTGGTCTGCTGCTCCAGTACTTTCGCCGCACGGTCCATGTGCAGGGCTTGGTTCTCCTGCGTCAACTGCTGAATCTGCCCTTGGAGTTGCACGACAATCGCCTGAGCTGCGGGAGGAAGATTGTTCTGGTCGGGCGGATCAAGCAAGTCTGCAAGGTCTTCGCCCACCGCTCCCACGTCGGGCGTCATGCGGATCAGTTTTGCCAAGAACTTCGGCGCGACTGGCGGAGGAATCGGCAGATCGGCGATATTGTCCACCAGATTCGAGACAAACTCATTCTGGTAGTCTCGCTGCGACTGCCGGCTGGGTCCCGTCGAGATCGTCACATCAAAATCCCCGGAGCCAGTGTGCAAGTAGTCTTGATTCTCGGGGGGTTGAGGCTGTTCAAACTTGCCTTCGTCGTCAATCGGATGGCTTGTATTGCCGATGACGTGCAGTGTTGCATGACTTCCGTCTGCCGTCTCAATGGGCACATCCTGCTCACGATCCATGATCGGCGTGACCAATTCATTGATCTGCCAGCCCATGTTGTGCAGAAATCCATTGGTGAAGTTGTCCTGGAAGTGAAAAGAGCCAACAGATTCCTGCTCATCAATCTTTTCGAGCGCCTTGCCGGATTTCTCGTTGTTCCGCTGAGCTGCTGTAGGTAAAGGCGTGATGCCCATTGCTGCCTGAATTGCTCTGCGGGCGGAATCTTTCGCTACCTCATAGGCTTGGAAGTTGGGGGTCCACTGGGGGCGCGTAGGTAAAGGCAGGGAGTTTCCCGTTGCGCCGTCCATCAGAATGTCGGCCTCGACAAACGCCGTTGGTTGCTTGTTGATCAACTCCCAAACTTCGCGCGCCGACTCGAACTGGCCTTTATAGCCAATGAACGCCGCTTTCGGCGTCATTCCCGCCTCTTCGCACTCCTGAGTCGCAAGATAAGCGTAAAGCATCTGCGGATTACGCGCCAAACGAACCATTGAGAGCAGATGCCGCCTTGATCCTCCGCCATCGTCAAACCATAACTCTTTCCCGAAGCAGGAAATAATAGGAATGCGCGACCCAGCCCACTCTACTTCGTCAAGAATCTCAAGGCCGTTTGTCAGATACTGCCAGACTTCCGGCGTCATCACCCGCCGTTCGCGCAAAACCTCGATTGCCCCTTTCTTGATCTGCCCTTTGGCATTCCGTTTGATGCCCTCAATCTCATCTTCCCAGACAATCGTCTCGCCGACGTTTGGGTCTTTGATCAGCAGTAATGTCCTTGGCACTTCATGCACGCGCCAGAACTCCGCGATCTGAATATCCTTATCCCCAACCCACTTCTTCTTGTCCCCGCGCATGTCATCCACGGTGAAGCTGGTTTTGTCCGCATGGGGATAATCACGTGCAAACTTTTTCTTCGGGATGCGCCTCAGTACGAAGGCGTTCTTGACATCTGAGGCGTTCGCTTTCTCGAAGCCTGGATCAAGCAGAATTGTGTCAGGATCGGCCACGCGCTGAATCACAATAGTCTGATCGAAGCTCTTGTCGTCCTTGTACTCAGTCCGAATCAGTGAGAACCCATAACCGCCCTGCGCCGCCGCTTCCGCCGCCGTAATGTAAGCGTCTGAAGGAGCGTTGGAGTTGTTCTCGATCCCGCGAATGATCCCCTCGCGCCGGGTGGCGTCTTTGTCGTTCGCTCCATTGCCTTTGGGCAGGAGTTGGATTGCTCGTTTGTTTTGCCGAAGATTGTTGTTGTACTGGTTGATGTACTGATTGATTTCGTCGAGGGAAATGCACGGTCTGCCAGCATCTTCGCGCTGCGCCCGGTCGGCAGGGTCCCACGGATCTCCAGCCACATATCGGAGGTCAATCTTGCGTTCGTCGCGCGCGTCCTGCCACTCATCCAGAAAGTCTGAATAAGCTTGGCGGATTTCTGTCGGCGTAGGGGTCTTCGGCATTAGTTGACGCGCTTCTTACTGCACGCAAAGCACAACGCCTTGTCTTTCTCGGGAAATGTCCAGCCATACTGCTTCGCCACTTTGTAGGCGGCTGGTTTCCGCTTCACGCGAATTCGCTGCTCAAAGGTGCAGACCGCGCAGACCAGATGCAGTTGGTACTTGGCATCCTCTTCGCGCAGACTTCGGGCAATCTCACGCTCGGCCGCATCATCCAAAACGCTACGCTGTTGCGAGACGCGAAGATTAACGGTCGCATCGGGCAGCCGTTCTGACACCGGGCAGCCCGAGGGAATAAATTCGCTGTCGCAACAAGCAATCTTAGTCGAGCCGCCGTCTTCCGGCTTCCAGTTGTGGTATTGGACCGGAGCGCCAGTAGTGATTGGATCATCAGCCGCACACAGAGCGCAGCGATTCTTGCGTTTCGGCTCGCGCATCGAACCCACAAACCTTTCCGCCTCGCGCCGACTCTGCTCCTCAGCCTTAAACTCCTCCGACTTCATGTGGTAGGGTCTGATTTCCCTGCACTCCAGAGTTTCAGGAACGTACTGCGGCAACTGCTTCTCTTCCGCGATCCGCTTGGACTCCGCCTCGTAATCTTCCAGAGGTTTGGCCTTGAATCGCAGGCGCGGCCCTAAGCACTGATACATCTGCGCCCGCACACTGGGTTCTTCGTGCATCAGTAGACCGCGAAAGTGGTCATGGTCACGCACCAGAAATGCCATCTGGTCAAACAGCTTAGGGTCGCTCAGTTTCCCGAGGCCGAGCCTTTGCAGTTCGCGGTTTACCTTAGCGACCTGTTGGACGGCTGGCATTACTCGCCTTCCTGATCCTCTTCGGCTTCTGCCGTCTGCGGCTCATGCGCGGCGGGTTGCATCTCAGCCTCTTCTGTCTTGGGTGACGGCGCTGCGCCGATTCCAAGATGCTTTTTCAGGTGCGCCATCATCTCCATGCCGTCGCCCACTTTCTCACCCTTGGGACCGAACATGTGCGCCTCCGATTCTGGCCGCTCCATAAATGCGCCCGAGGATGAACCTTTCGGCGCAAACTCGTGGGTAACCATGTGGCCGGTGACCTTGCCGCCATCGCCCTTATTGATCTCGATGTGCATCCCCTTCATCGTCTGCGCTGCATTAGCTGCGTTCTTTGCCATAGCTGCTGATCCCTTCTTTTTGTGACCCAGTGAGGGGTCTGAATGGAGTTCGGAATTCATCTTGCTTTTCTGAGCCGAAGTCAGCGGAGAGCCGCTTGATTCAAGATAGCGAACCTGCCTTCTTGTCCAAGGACTCATCGCGGATCAAACCTGACACACCAGCCGTTGGTTTGCACGGGGCTTGCCACAGTCATACACCGATGCGGCGAGATGAAATGCTCACAGTTTCCGCATCGCTCGCCGAAATGCGTGCTTGGCCGCTCGTAGCGCACGGTCTGGTGACTCGCTTTCTCATCAACCGGGAGTTCACCTTCGGCCATAGGAATTTATGAGCCATGTTTCGATTCGAGCGAATGCACCGCCTTTGATCGTCCCCTCATGGCTCATTGGCGGTATGCAGTTGGCATGACGCGCCGCAGTCGGGGAAACCTTACGAAGTCAGAGAGCAGCCCACTTCTGTGGTAACTATCCAAATGCCTTGGTAGGCTTCGAGTGTGCAGTTTGCGCCCTTCTTGGCGTTAAACGTCATCACCGTATTGTTTCCAGTGGAGTTGCCGTCCTGAATGTCTCCCGCGGCGGGCGTGGTAATCGTGTGCGCTGCCGCGGTGTTGGAAATGAATTCGATCTGCACGCCATCGTCAGTCCCCGCAGTGGGAACTGCGAGCGTCAGCGCCGCTGCCGTCGCTTTCGTGATGATGTATTTAGCCGGAGCGTGAGGGTTAACGGCCCCGCTTGTCGCTATACCGATGAATGGTCCGCCAAGCATGGCATTTGCCGCCTGCTGACCAAATGTTCCGAGTGGAATGAATCCTCCAGGACTTCCCATAGTATTTATCCTTTCGAGAGTTTTGCGTTAGCCTTGCGCCGCACCGTGGCGGCTTGAGATGGTGAGAGCGTGCCAGCCTTCACGCCTTGGGTTGCGCGAGCTTTGGCGTTCGCGGCATGGGCGCGATCAGGAATTGGGAACCTGCGACCCGGCAGAGCAAACACACGCTCGGCCAAGGCATTTCTTGTCTTGCTGGTCAGCTTGCTCACTGGATTCCGAGCCTCGCCCTGAGCGCATTCTGGATGTCAGGCATACCTAAGCCGGGTTGCTGGCCGTATGGCGTTGGTGCGGGCTGTGCGCCGCCATATCCGATTGGTGGTTGCCCGCCGACAGGCATTGGACGATACGGGGCGGGAGTGCCTATGGGAGCAACAGGTCCGGGCTGATAAGGGGCTGGAGTGCCCACTGGAGGAGTGCCGCCGGCCAATCGCGGATCGACCGGCCCAGTTACAGGCGGCATTGGTTGCGGTCCACCTTGGGGGTTAGCTCGTTGCGCGAATATGTTCTGCGGCATTTGCATGCTTAGTGTCCTAACTTAGTGTGCTAAACTTCCTTCATGCCAAATATCAACGTGCAAATCTCTGATGAACTTATGCGTGATGTGAAAATAGCTTGCGCCGTGGCCGAACAAACCCAAAAGGAATTTGTATACTCGGCATTGCGTCTCGCTTGCCTTAAGGCCACTGGACAGATCGGGACGGTAAGAACGGTCGTCATTGACGAGGAGCGAGATGCTTCCACTCTGCTCACGAAAATACCTGAGGGCTACGGCTGGAATGACCACGATCCCAAAACCTGCCGCGTCTATCGGTGCGGACTTTGTGCCGCTATTAAGACTTAGCGTGCTTAGTTCCGACTGGAACATTACCAGCCCATCCACACCAGAATGCCCAAGCCAATGGCTCCGCCGATCATGGCCGAGACTATCCCTGCCGTGAAGCCGTACCAGAAGTCGCTCAATTCCACCCCGAGAAATGCTTAGTCTGTGGCTTATTGGCTGGCCTCAACTTAGGCACGGCCACACTCTGCGCCCAAGTCAGCACAAATGAGTCTGCGTCATCCGGGGAAGCCTCGCCGCGCGCCTGAATGTCTGCCTTGGACTCAATGACCAGCTTGCCTGAGTTGTTGATGTGATAGCCCGGTAAGGAGAGCTGTCCGCACAGGTTTTCATCGTCTGGCAAGGCCCCTAAGTTCAGCCAGTCCTTACACTTGCCGTACATATAGGCGCGCATGTTGAGGAAGTGCTGATCGGGGCTGGTGGCGCCGAAGTTCACTTCAAATACGTTCGTGAAGCCGAGCGCTTTTAACCGAGATACGATGACCGCGCCAAAGGCTGAATCCACGAACATTGCCGCGAGCTTTCTTCCGGGCCGCTGGTCGCGCAAGAGTTCCGCGCATAACCCGACACGCTGGCTGCGGTCGGGGTCGTGTTCTCCGGGGATTCTGATCGGCTTGAGGTCTGCCGGCGCTCCGTTAAGTCCCTGCCTGAATCGAATGACATTCCAAGCCTTCCCGCCGCCTGACACGTCAAAGCCTGCAATAATCGGCTCATCCGGCATCGCTACTTGCTTCCTATGCCGCGCCGCATCTACACGCGCCTTGTCGATGTATTGAAGCTCTGAAGCCGAGGGGGGAAGGCCAAATATGCGAACCTTGCAGAAGTCGTGAGTCTCGCCATAGTCCTGAATCCATTGGTCTATCAGCGACTTGTTGGTGAATCGACTCGTGCGGCTATCCACTCGCCGATGATTCCACCGAGCAGCAAGATCACCGAAGCAAATGCGATAAAACTCCCCCGTGTTCCTGACCATCTGGCCCCAAGCGAAGAACATAGGCTCCCCGTCAGTAAGGCCACCGTAAGCCGTTGAGAAAACTTTGTCTGGAACTTCCGAAGCTTCATCGAAGATGTACCACGAGGTACTGGTCCTAGCGTGCTGCCCTGCAAAGCTTTGCGCGTTCTCTTCCTTGGATGTCTGGGCCTGCACTTTCCATGTATCGGGGTATTGCTTGTGATAAATCCCCGTGCTCTGAATGTCAAACCAGTGGGCGGTAATGCAGAGCTTCGTCCAGAACTGGATCGCGGCCCATGTGCGCTCGTCTAGCTGCTTAAACGTGCCTGCCGTGACGGTGCCGACGCTGTGAGGCCGCGTACTCAGCAAGAAGTCTGCAATCCAAGCTCCCATTGCACTCTTGCCGGTGCCGTGACCCGAAGTCTCCGCCATGAGGATCGGCAGAACTGGCGTCTCTCCGTCGAAGCCGCGTTCGCGGATTTCATTGCCGAGAGAAGTTAGGAACTCACGTTGGTTATCATCCGGGCCCGTCTCTGTGGCGAGCGGTCCAGGTTCGCCCCAAGGGTATGCAAATAAGACAAATCCAAGCGGATCGGCATAGAAATTAGCCAGTTCATCGGCCAATGTAAGATCGGCCTCAAGGACTGCGCTAGGCAACTTTTGCCCTCTTTCTCCCTGCCGTCAGCCGCTTCACAAGCTCATCTGCGCCAGTCACTTCCACGCGCTCCACAAGAAGCTTCTGCACTCGCGCGGCCAGTTCCAGTGCTCGGCCTTTGTCCATCAGCTTAAACTTCTTGATATAGCCGATCTGAGCTCTAGCCTCACCACTTCCTTCGTAGAGTTCCGCACACTCAAAGCCGCCGATAGCCCGCCGCGCGTCCTCGCTGATCTCATGCATCGCCTTCGCTGTGCCGTTCGCATTCCAGTACTCGGCTGGGTCGTAATAGCACAGCCGCGCAATCTCTTGCTTAATGCGGTCTGCCGATAAGTCGTACTTGGCATTGAGTTTGGCGTTCTTTGCCTCGATTTCCGCACAGACCTCAGCATCCTTAAGCAATCTCGACCCTTGAGCGTGAGCACACTTTTCGCTGTAACCTGCTGCAATTGCGGCCCTTGTCGCATTCTGGTCGAGCAGGTATTCCTTGATGAACCGAGTGCGGCGCTGGTGGACCCCGCCCTGCTTCATGCTCTGACCTGCCTCAGCATCACAATGTCCTCAAATCGGGGCTCGGCCAGCGGCTGAAATTAAACTCTGCGCCGCTGGGATACGATGAGCGCTTTTTCCGCTGGTAAGCGAGAGCTTCCGGAGCTTCCGCGGCATCGTAGCCACTCAGTTCCGTCTCTCGTGGCGATCCACGCAGCCAAGTCTTGACGATTGACCATGCTTTCGCAACGGTTAACTGGATAATGTGCGGGGTGCGCTGGACCGCCACCTTTAGCTCATTTAAGAGCCGTTTGGCCTTCGTGTTTGTTATTAGATGGGGTGTGTCAGACAGGGATTGGCCGTACTCTAACAGGTAAGTTTTCATGTGCGGGAGTTGTGGGGCGTAGGAATGGCTTAGTCTTTCAGCCGCGCTCAAAAGCTAGAGGCCGCGCTGGGCCGAATGCGGTATACGCCTATTACTTATCACCACTTGCAGAAGATTGCAAGCGGAAATATGCGAGAGTATGCGTTGGGCGAAAAAATTCCACCCAACTTTTTTCCGAAGAATCGTCTGGGGGTGAATGGGGTTCGCCTGAATTAGCACCATATGCCGGCATGAGGCCCCCTAAATCGCTTCTCCTGCCGATCTGCGGCCGATTCGCTGCGGATTGGCGGACAATCCTTGCACGATAGGCGAATACGAGAGCGAGCGGAAGAGGGGAAGGCTTTCCTTGTCCGAAGGTTTGCGGGGGCTACCAAGGGTATGCTGGTTTTGGTACAGGGGTACAGGTACACAGGCCCAATTAGCGTGGCAGCGGTGACTGTAGGCGCGGCGTGACGAATTGCAGGCAGGAGCAGCCGTAGGCGGTGCAAGGCCCGGTGAGGAGGAGGCCGTGTGTCGGCGTGGAGTACGCGTTGTGATGGGAGTTGAGTTTATGCGTACAAAGGCAAATCACCTCGGTATGGAGGCTGTTCCGAACGTAATCAGGGAATAGCTGATCGTCGAGGGGCATGGATAGTTCCTCCGGGTGGAGGATAACACCGATGAGCAAGGCGGGGCTAGTGTGGGTAACCGCGTCCGAATATTGGACAGAGAGCGGGAGAATTGCGGGTGGAATGAATAAGTTGCGAAGTATGTTGCGAATTATGTTGACAAGAATGCGCGAGTTCCTATAGAACTGCATCAAGACCTGATCGAACTACATGCGACAGGCAAAGGAGAATAACACAATGTCTTACCTGCACAGCTTTACAGTTGGAACTCCCGCAAACCGTCAGCAGATGCCAATTACCCTTGACCAGATCGCGCGATATGCTCCGTCAGCAATGGCGACTCATGCCCATGAGAGTCGGTCTGATCGTTACACCTACATCCCCACCGTTAACATTATCGAGGGGATGATGAAGGAAGGATTCCAGCCTTTCAGCGCATCGCAGAGCCGGAGCCGGATCGAAGGTAAGACAGAATTCACAAAGCACATGATTCGATTCCGTCATGCGGATAGCAGCGCTGCCTTGCAAGTGGGAGATGTGATTCCCGAAGTGGTCTTGATCAATTCCCACGATGGGACCAGCGCTTATAAGCTGATCGCGGGAATGTTCCGGCTGGCGTGCTCCAATGGGCTGATGGTCTCCGAAGGCGAGATAGAGAGTGTGACAGTGATGCACAAGGGCAATATTCTCGATAACGTCATCGAAGGCAGTTATCGGCTGGTCAAGGATTCGGAACAGGCCATGACCACGGTGCAAGAATGGGGACAGTTGCAGTTAAGTGCTGGGGAACAAGGGGCCTTAGCAGAGGCAGCGCACACGTTGCGGTTTGCGGATGCCGAAGGCAAGGTTACCACTCCGATTACTGCGGCTCAGTTGCTCCGTCCACGTCGCAACGAAGATACCGGCAATGACCTGTGGAAGACTTTCAACCGCGTGCAAGAGAACGTGATTAAGGGCGGATTACATG